GTTAGGACCTTGTCGGGTCCAGACTCTAGTAGCACTTCGGGATGAATGACCTCCATATCGTCGCGCCAAATAAACCCCCTCTACACACCGCATTCGACAATGAGAAAACCATGGCAGCCACAAGCAACCCAGTCTTCTCAGCGTCCGCACGTGCCGTTGCCTCCGCTTTCCTCGATGGGGAACGTCGGTTCGTTCCCCAGTGGGCCGCCACTGAAGAGCTTAGGCGGAATTTTATCCGGGTTGACGCTCCTGCGTACAACCTTTCAGGCAACTCGCACCACCTCGATTCGAATGTACGAGCTACCCTCGATAGCTACCTCAAGAGGGTCGCGACACCATCGTCGTCAGTTCCTACTGGCCTTGCACTCTTCCCCGGAACCTTCAAGACATTACCACCGGTTCCTCCGTATCGAGCCAGACTGGGAGAGGGAGATCTCCCAGGGGAAGACATATTTGATAGTCTTGACTCGCCCTACTGGGCCCCTCACAGGGTATTTGGATGTTCAAGTCCGGACAACAGACTTACAATCAGCCTTGCAGAGGGACTTTGGGACCATTTTAGGTCCTCTGACCCTGCCGATAGGATTGCAGAGCTCGAAAGCCGTTTGGCTCTTGGCTCGTCCTACATTCTCTCCGCAGGGACTCCTGAGGGATTCTCAGCGCGTCTTTATGGCTATTCGAAGACTGAAGACAAACTCACCAGCGCTGCACGTACCCATCTGGGAGAATCTCTTGCCAGCGCTACCCGCCGCGTTATGAAAAAGCGGCTTAGGAGTTCTCCTGTGTTCACACAGTTTGAGAATGCTCTGTCAGTTCTCAGCACCGTTGAGACCAACCCCACTTCGGGCGCTGGTCCCCTCTATGGAACCTCCCTAAAGAAGGAGGTCATGGGAAAGATTGAGCTTGCGATTGATCTTCTTCATGACCAATGGAGCAAGGGTACTGTCGTTGATTTCCTTGAGAGGCATCCTATATGGTATGTCTCCGAGTGTAAGAACAAAACAGACCTGTATGAGATAGAGAAACTACAGAAGAAAACCCGACCCTACTACCACTTCAATGCACATTTTGCATTTTTATACTCCTTCCTTGCTCAGCCATGGACTGAAGGGATGGAGGTGTGCACGAAGACTCGCAACCTAGAGAACTGGAATGCCTACGGTCACTCGTGGGCAAACAAAGGTGCAGGGAATCTTATGACTCTGCTCCTCAAGTCCGGCGCTAGGAAGAGTAGTAGGGGATGGGTCGCGCTGTACGGAGATGATTCTTTGTACGCGTTCCCTCAGACTCAGAAAAGGGGTGGAGTCGAGCAAAAGGGGATTGAAGTCATTGGCCCTGACGTGTCACAGATGGACTCTACTGTCTCCCACACTCTCATCAAGACTGTGATTGTTGTGATTCTGGAGGAGTATGAGCGGCAACATCCAGTCAGTGGCTTTATTAGGTGGGTGTGTGATATGTGGAAGTATGATGCGTGCACTCCTAGAATTGGCTGTAATGGACCCACTACTTACCAACTTGACAAGTCTGCTGGTCTCGCAACTGGCATAGTTGGTACGACTCTCTTCGACACTGTGCAAGCTGCTATTGCTGCAGAAATTGTGTTTAAGATGAGAGAGGGCACTACAGAGCCCCCCATGTCTACTATAAATAAAGCTTATAGTGCGTGTGGGATGACAGTCAAACCTGGCACCGAGATCACCCAGTTCCTGCCTTTTAAGAACTTCCTCGAGAAGGATATAATAGAGAAGCGGAACTTGTTGAACTGGGAGGGTGCTAAGATGTCAGTTCTTGAGGTACCATTTTTAGGCATGGAGATTGCCTATGCCCGAGTCGCTTCCGATGACTGGGGTTACGTCCCGTATCTCACTCGAGAGGGTCTCTGGAGGTCATTGCTCAACCCTAAAACGTATTCCCGGAAGAACAGTGCCACTCAAAACTCACGTGGAGAGTTTGACTCTCTCCGGGGTCTCCTGTTATGTACAGGAGGAGTGCTTGCTCCTGAATGGGATGCTATTATGTATGTGATCAATAGATTTCCAGATGAGATTGTAACAATGCCTGTCCAGTGTGATAGTGGACGGGGTGAAATGCTCCCCCTTGTAGGGTTTGAGAACATTCACTTTGTCGACTCATCAGGAGTTCCCTCTCCTGCGTGGGTGATGAGATTGTTTGCTCACGACACATGTCCTGAAGAAGCGTGGTTGCCTCTCCTTAAGTCCCGAGAAGGCCTCGGTTTTCCATATGTGAATGCGCGCCCCGTTGAAACGGAGGTGCCTCCAACCGCACTCTGGACCGATGACCAGCTTCCAGAACAGCCTCTCGACCTTGACCCATCCTCCATGGGCCCCCTAGACCAGAAACTCCCCCGGGCTTTGAAAATCAAATCAGGTCCGTCTGACACCTCCCAGGAATGGTTGAGGGTGTTAAACCGCGCCTTCTCAGGTCCCGCAATGACTCTTGAGGTCCTGTCTGGTTTGACAGGGAAACCCATGAGACAAACTCTTGCGGAGGCCATGAGGTGGGGTGCATGGTTTGACGGAGACCTTTTATGCAGGCCTCATTTTTCACGTGACTCTTCGGCCCTTCCGACAACAAGATTTGCATTAAGGTATCCAGACTTTGTAGATCTTCTACAAGGGAGGAGAGACATTAGAGTTCAGCGCATACCGCCCCCCTTGGGGGAGCCCTTGATTGATGAACCAGCAGCCCTTCCGATAGCGGGTGATACTGAGTTTTTGAAGCTCCTTGATCCCAACCTAGAACCGAAGGGCGAGGTTCCCTTGTGGCTCCATGAGGAGGCCAAGGCTCAACCCAGACCAGTTGAGTTCCTGAGCCCAACCTCCCTCCCCATTGTGTGGAAACTCTTAGTGACAAGTGATGGGAACGCCCACCATGACATTCGCCAGACCTGGAAGCAGCTTTTGAATGCTTCCGGAATCGAGCTCACTACCGAAAAAGAACCCTATTGTGTAGGAGGAGTAACCAAAGTTCGTGTGAGATACTCTTCGGGTGCCTTTCGCTGTCGTGTCGATTCTCAAGACTCTGTCTGCGCTGAGAGGTCATTGTTTGGCGCACTCACTTTACTATTCTGGAACTATCTTGCTGAAGCTCCCATATTGCACGCATATCGCAACCATGAGAAGAATCGCAAGATCAAACTTAAGGCGAAAGCCCAAAAGGCAAACGCGCAAGATGCGCAAGGCGTCGTCGATGGAGAACCCCACCTGCAATGTGGTGGTGGATCTGACTCAGGTTCAGGACGGACCACTCAACGTCTCCCTGAACCCCGCAGACCACCCAGGAACCCGTCAGGAGAAGATGGCTCAGATATACTGCAAGTACGCAGTGAGGTCCGTCAGAGTGGATTACTCCCCGTCAGTGGGGTACAACAACTCTGCCGGGTCCCTGGGCCTAGCATTCCGATCCCAAGAGAACCAGACCCCCCCCACATCAGCCGCGGGGATGGTCTCACTCGTGAAGAACTCGAGGGGGACCCACTTCCCGGTCAAAAGCCGCGCTATGTGGAACGTTCCCCGGGCTCTAATTCGGAACAACCCCGAGGGGTACAACCCCGATGCAGGAGTGATGGAGACTCCCGGCAGTCTGACAGTCGGATACTGTGCCGACCTGGACACCGGAGTAACCGTCCCAGGTATCCTAACAGTTACGATAGCCTATCAGTTTTGGAGCGAACGCCTGTTCCAGATGTCAGAGGAAGCCGTTCAGGACCCATACTACAACCCGAGGGATGCCCTATTGTTGCCGGAGGACAGTTACAACGTGACCTCCGCCCAATCAGGGCTCAGTCAGGTGTTCAACAACGACGGGATCTTCAACAAGTATACCCGGGTAATCCTTCAGATGGCCGGGCAAACTGCCCTCCCCCCTTGGCAGGACACGCGGGCGGAGTTTTACTTCCAAACCGTGTCCCGGGAACCTATAGGCAAAGTAAAGGGGACGTCATTCTCGACTTTCGAGAAGTGGCTTTCGAGTCTCTTTCCAGCAGAGGCCGAAGCCGATCGCCCCATCAAGTGGGCAGATCTGGGGGAGTTCACGAACTTCTTCTGGGGGAAGCCCCCCCCAGTGTCTCAGATCTACCAAGCCCGCCTAGTTCCTGGAAGCTACGTCCAACCCGTTCAGATTGCAGAGAGGGAGATTGGCCAGCCAATTACTCCCGCGAGGGCCCCGGTGTTTACCGCCGACGAAGCCCTCAACCCAGTAAGACAGCCGGTATATACAACGACCGAGGAGTTAGAATGGACTTCTCAGCCCGTGTACTCGGCCCTGCCTACCCAGCCCGACGAGCCGACCCGCGCGCCTATTTACGTAGCGGACGTCGATCTCGCTCCAGGAGTGCAGCCGGTGTTTCCCGCTGTACCCGGCGAGCCGAGTGTACTCGATCGAATGCCCATGTACTCTGTCGACCTTGGACTAAGAGAGACTCCGCTCCCTGTCTATACTGCCACTCCCGATTTACTACCCGCACGTCAGCCGATGTACTCTGCGACCGATGCCTTAGTAGAGGCCCCCCTGCCAGTTTTCCTAGCAGACAACAACCTCGACCCCCTCCCGCAGCCCGTGTACAACGCCAACCCCGAGACCGGACTGCCCGAGAGGGCTCCGATGTACAGCGCCGACCCCAGTCTAGCTGGAGTGGCGATGCCAGTGGAGGTGAACAATACTCCCAACGTAAGCGTCGGAAACGAGCCAACCGTAACCGTAAAAGGGAGCGTGGCCGTGAGGAACAACGACCTGGGGCTGGACCCCCTCAAAGTGACCGTGGTGGACCCCATTCCGATGGAGGTCGAGTACGGACCCGAGTGTTCGAGGCCACAGTCACCCAGCCAAGGGGCCCCCCAGTTAGAGTCCGACAGCGTCGACTTCCAGTGGATAGCGTCGGGCGAGCGTTTGCTGAGAGACATCCTGACCAGGGAGACATGCCCCCCCCCTTCTGCATCCCCTCGCGCAGTCCTTCTAGAGACCGTGCGGAGGGACCCGTTCGCGGGCCGCAGCGAGGAGTGGGACGTCGAGCACTGCCCGTCTGAAGACCAGCGAATCCAGTACGCGCGTGAGTATCTCCGCCGTCAAGGTTTTCGTTTTCCTAGTATGACCGATTATTAGACTTTCCTTCTTCTACTCTTCCTTCCCTGTAGTCCGTCAAGTGACGTCGAG